GCCTGACCCAGATAACGAAGGCGAAACCATAACTGAAGAGTCACCTTGTACCGATGTACAAGTGCGTTTTACCTGCTCTGAAACTAGCAAGACTCACGAGCGCTCTGTGAATGTATGCTTTGATGCAGATGGTAACTATGATGCTGATGCTACTGCTGTGCGCATTGGTGAAGTGGCTCTCGGTGTGGCTAACAAAATGGCGTGTGGCGTTATTAGCTAATGGCTCTACAAACGTCAGGTCCAATATCTTTTTCCAACTTGCAGACTGAGTTTGGTGGCTCTCACCCGATTACGATGGGTGAGTACGCTGACTATCGCGTAAGTGGTTCTGGAAATACGATAAGTATGAATCAGTTTTATGGTGCGTCTGCGTATATACCTCCAGCAGTTCCTACTAGTCCAATAGCTACTCCCCCGTATCGGGGATCTTCCACTTATGTAATTACGGATGGTTTTACAACTAGGTCTGGTTCTCATGGTTATGTTCGTACCGTATATTTTCCAACCGAAATTGGAAGAGATATTGTTATTACTATCCGTGTTAAAGACGCCGATAGCAGTGGCAGTGAAGATTCCGTTGCTTGGGCTAGAAGAAATGGATCAGGTACTTCTGAAACAGCGGGGCCGACAATTAATGCATGGCACTCACAAGGATTAGGCGGCTGTACGACGTCTTCCTTACTCTCTACGTATCAACAAGCTTCGACTACTTACGCTGAACCGGATTATTCTGCGTTTTATGTATACAGCCCTGATAGAGATGACCAGTTCCAAATTAGTGTTCGTTTTTCAGTTCCCTCTGATATACCTACAGCTGAAGGAAGTAATGGCGTTACTGCTCTTCATTACTTTTCACTCGTACATTATGATGACTGGAATGATGACGACTATCCTAAGGGTGTAAGAGTTGCTGTCTATCAGGCGGACTAAGGAGAAAAAATATGATTAATTTTACAATGGCCACACCCAAGGTATGGGTAAAATTAAACCACAACGGTAATCAAGATGTGGTTGATCATGTTCAATTACTAATAAAAGGCGAGAAGCAGACACAGCTTTTTGAAGCTTCATTAGGTTTAGATTTAGATCTGTCTACTATTAGTAATTTCGTCCCTTATGATCAACTAACAACAGAAAAGATTATTGGATGGTGCGAAGCACAACACGCGGATGAAATTGCCGAAACTAAATTAAATATAGAAAATATTATTAACGAGCAGCTGGCTCCTAGTAGAGAAATGCGTTTATTTTCTTAATAAATAATACCAAAGCTAATATAATGGCGGATATATGGTATATTTCAAAAGAGACAGATTTTCAGGCATCGCACCAGGGGTTTCCCCACGACTCTTGGCAGACCAGTTCGGCCAAATAGCAGAGAACGTAGACCTCGAATCTGGACGGCTTGTCGCTACAACGGCAGACTCGAATGAGGTTGTTCTTGCCAATTCCACGCGTCGTTCCATTTACAAATATGAGTACGGCTCGTCTTCCTCTGTGTGGCTGCAGTGGAACGAAGAAGTTGATGTTGTTCCTGGCCCAATCCCAGGGGACACCACCGACCGTGTATATTGGACTGGGCAGAACTACCCACGTATAGGTTGGTCGAGCACCATAGTTAGTGGTTCGTCATATCCAGCTAACTCTTATCGACTAGGGGTTCCCGCGCCTGCAAACCCGCCAACGGTTTCATTGTCAGGTACACCAGATAGCACATTAACGCCTAATGATGTGTCGTACGTATATACGTACGTAACTGCTGACGGCCGAGAAGGGCCACCAAGCTCACCCAGCACAGTTACTGAAATGACCGATGGTCAAACTGCAACCATCACAATGACTAATGAAACATTTGCTAGCGGTCACAATCTTGGCACTGGGTCATACAAGCGGCTATACCGATCGAACACTGGTTCGACTAACACGCAGTTTCAGTTTGTTAAGCAAGTTGCTATCGCGTCTGAATCCACAACAGACAGCGCTAATGCAGCAACGCTCGGTGAGGTACTGCCTAGTGCTACTTGGATTGGGCCACCAGATGATGACACTAGCCTATACCCAGATGGTCAATTAAAAGGTTTGATTCCTCTGGCGCAAGGAACGATGGCTGGTTTTACTGGCAAACGATTCTGTCTCAGTGAACCGTTTTTACCGCATGCTTGGCCCATTAACTATCGGATAACAACTGAAGAAGACATCGTAGCGATTGCTTCTACAGCAAATGGCGTAGCTGCATTAACCGATGGTCAGCCTTATTTCATCACGGGCACCGAGCCCAGTGCCATGACCGCTGTGCGTATAGACCTAGCTCAAGCCTGTGTTAACGAACATAGTGTCGTGGACATGGGTAGCTATGTTCTTTATGCAGGGCCAGATGGTTTATGTGCCGTTGAGAGCGCTTCGGGGTCCGTGGTCACCAAAGGACTAATCTCTGTTAAGCAGTGGAACGATGACTTTGCCCCGACAACTATTCGAGCGTTCCGACACGAGGGGACCTATGTTGCGTTTCACGCGACAGGTGGTTGGGTGTACGACCCACGAGGCAATGAAAACTCTCTGTCTACTCTGACCGTGTCGTCAGAAGTGCGTGGCGGTTACACCAATCCTAAAGACGGTGAGCTTTACATTATTGTTGGCAATCAGATTAAAAAGTATCGCGGCAGCGCAACAAACAAGACCGTAAAATTTAAGAGTAAAAAATTTGTATCGCCAACCCCGACATCAATGGGTTGGGTATCGGTCAACGCTAATGCTTACCCAGCGACGGTGAAAGTTTACGCAGATGGAAACTTAGTCGCCCATTACACGCTGACTAAGTCTGGTAACACTTACACGCAAACTACTACTGTACCTTCAAATATTAGTGACGGTACTTTATTTGAGCCAATTATGCGTATGCCTGCTGTGATTGCTCAAGAGTGGGAAGTGCAGGTTGAGGGCACAGACATCAACGAATTTTGTCTGGCTCAGTCGATGGATGAGATTCGTGCGACATGACGAAACCTACCAAAGTTCCTGGGATACCTAAGCCACCGAGTGATGTTTCTGCGGGACTTCGCGGTTGGCTGTCGTCTGTTGCAGAAGCGCTTGAGATTCGTCTTGGTCGTAGGGGCGACCCAAAAGACAGGGCGATTACTCTCCGTGAACTGATCGACTCTGGCCTTGCTAAAGAACTTAAAGCAGCACCGTTTGATCCAAATAATCCAAACCCAGCTAATCTAGGGCTTGGACCTCCTACTGTAATTGACTCAAGTGTACCCCCGGCTCCTACAAGTTTTACCGTTGCAGGCGCGTATAGCCAAGTAATACTTAGCTGGGATTACCCCAACTACGGCAACCATTCTTTTAGCGAAATTTACGGGCATAGCAGTGATGTCATTGGTGATGCTCAGCTGATAGGCGTTTCAACTGGTAGGGTTTACATCGATCCTATCGGCTCTGGCGCCTCTCGATACTATTGGATACGACATGTAAGTACGTCGAGCGTCCTTGGACCGTGGAACTCTGGTACTGGAACATTGGGGCAGACGGCTACTGATGTAGCTCACCAACTTAATGTGCTGTCAAATGCAATAACGTCTAGTCAACTAGCTACATCTTTATCTGAGCCTATCGGCAAAATTGATGGTTTAGAAAATTTTACTGGTTACTCATCATCCTATAGTGGCAACAGCCTGTTAACTAGAATGGGTGCTGTGGAAACAACGGCAAACGGAGCGGCAACATCAGCGCAACTTAGCTCTGAAGCGACAACACGCGCTAATGCAGACTCCGCATTGGCATCTGACATAACCACTTTACAAGCCTCTGTTGGGACTAACACATCCGCTATAAGTAGCGAAGCGTCTACGCGCGCCTCGGCTGATACTGCGCTTTCAAACTCAATTACTACTTTGACTACTTCTGTTGGATCAAACACGACTTCTATTTCAAATCAAGCAACTTCGATCAATGGTTTAGAAGCTCAATATTCAGTAAAAATCGATAACAACGGGCACGTTTCGGGCTTCGGTTTAAGCAGCACGACAACGACCGCAGGCCCAACGTCCGCGTTTATCGTCCGTGCTGATAAGTTTGCGGTGATTGACCCCGCATCAACGGCTGATGGTCTTGGTACAACGACTCCGACTGCAGCTAACGTACCGTTCTTTATTGACAGTGGTACTACTTACATCAAAGCAGCCGCGATAAAAGATGCGTCTATAACGTCAGCTAAGATTGGTTCTGTAAATGCAGACACAATTAATGCTGGCACAATTGATGCGTTGCATATTGGAGGAAACTCAATAGGCGCGTCAAAGCTCAAGCTTGATTCGAATGTCTTGACAGAAAACGCCAGCGGAGAACTGATACTAAAGACGGTTACCGTAAATGACGGTGTATCAGGAGTGAAGTACGAAAACTTATCGTACGATTCAGTTGGTGTAGTCGCTCAAATGGCTATGGCTAGCGGTGCGACTCTTAGTAATCAATCGCTGAATCCAGAGTGGTTTACAAGCGCTACGCCTTTCACTGAAGCTCAAGACAATTATGGGTATACGTACACACTGCCAGTTATTCTAACGATGACGGTAGATGCATCAGAGCTAAGGGAATCCGGCGATTACTATATTGACTTCGGTGCCCACCCGTTCGGCTCTGTATCTACAAGCAGCCAAAACTCAGCTTCTATGTTGGTTCTGCAAGTAAGTCGAAAAAGCCCAAGCGCGTCTAACTATACTTATTACGCAGACAGGGCCACTACAGCATCCAAGCTGGGCATTTTACCCCTTTTTCCCCGCTTTTTGAGCACCACTGTGTATTTGCAACGTACCTTGGATTACCAATTTAAGCTTCACGGACATATCAAAGGTTTTGGTAACGCCGCTGGTTCAAACACGAAAGGCATGACGGGCGGCTACATTCGCATATTTCGAATTCACAAGGCTACTTAACCAATGTTTTTACTTTACGAAATAGCCACAGGTATCCCTCGAGCAACTGTTACATCTGCTCCTATCGCAGAATCAAACGTCAATGAGGGCGAAGCAATACTTGAGATACCGCCTGAAACACAGATTACTGAACTAACCCGAGTTGTTGACGGAAAACTAGTTGTAATAGATCCGCCCGCTATCGATGCAGTGCATGCTGCTCGTCACTTACGCCAAGGGGGTTTACTTGAGTCTGACTGGACGCAAACGCTCGATAGCCCATTAAACGATGAGAAAAAAGCGGAATGGGCAGCCTATCGAAAATTACTGAGAGATTTCCCAGCAACGATTCAATCACTTTTGGATGACCCTGAAATAGACGCCAGCCAAATCGACTTTTCCTACATCGAAGATCGGCTGCCTAACCCACCGGTTGACGCGGAGTAGCGAAAATAGTGGATCCGATTACTGCAATTACTACGGCTACAGCCGCGTTTAACACAGTTAAAAAAATGGTGAGTGCGGGTCGTGAAATTGAAGACACGCTAGGCCAAATCGGAACTTGGTATGGCGCGATTGCGGATCTGAATGAAGCCGAGCGGCAAGCAAAGAATCCGCCTTTATTCAAAAAAATCGTTAACAGCTCTTCGGTCAATCAGGAAGCCATGCGTGTTTACGCTGCAAAGAAAAAAGCTCAGCAGCAAGAAAAGGAGCTGAGAGAGCTGCTCATGTACACGTATGGAAAAGAGGGTTACCAAGAACTTGTTGATCTGCGCAGGTCGATAAGACAGAAGCGCGAGCGCGAAGTGTATGCCCAGGCTAGAAGACGCAAACAAGTTTTTTGGGGGACTTGTCAAAGCTTGGCAATTTTAGTGTTGGCGGGAGTTACGTTAAGGCTCTACCAATTTATTTTCACTGCAGTAAGTAACGCATAGGAGACTAACCATGCACGTAGGTAAAGGTAAACAGTGCTACTTGAACGCTAAGCCAAAAGGCAAAGCAAAGGCAAAGAAGAAAGCAAAGGCTAAGAAGCGAAACTATGGCTACTAAACGCAACTACCAAAAAGAGTACAAGGAGTATCACAGCAAGACGGAGCAGAAAAAGAATCGGGCTGGTCGCAATACAGCTCGTCGACGAGCGCTTGCGTCTGGCAAAGTGAAGAAAGGAAGTACACAAGACGTACACCATAAGGATGGGAACCCAAGGAACAACCGTAAGGGAAACCTTGCTGTTGTTAGCCGTAAGAAGAATCGGGGTAAGTACCGATTCGCATAACCTACATGCGTTTAATGCATTAGATGCATAACCCTCTGCTTAGTATAATGCCTACTCACCAGAGGACTCCTTATGTTCACCACGTATACGCTCGCATTCGCGATTGTATTGCTGTCTGCTATTGCTATTGAAGACCTAAAATTAGGTCAGAATCGTAGTGTTACTCGGATTTCGAGTCCCGATACAGGACTCGAAAACAACTGCGTCATTGACGCAATTGAAATTAATGAAAAATAAATTAAGTAGCAAAATCAGTAAGTTAGAAGCCCGCTCATAAGAGGGGTAAAAAGAGGGAAATTGAGCATAACTTATTGATATAGAAGCAAAAATAGCTTTTCAAAAACCCGAGTCCCGTCCGCTCCGCCATTTCTCTAAGTGTATGTTTTTAAAGAAAATTATTTTAGAATAGAAGCCAATGACGCACGGATGACGCAATGGCTTCTATTAGGCAAAGGAATGGCGGCTGGTTCACAGAGGTTCGCCGTAAAGGGTATTCACCCGAAAGAAAAACATTCAAAACAAAAGCAGCTGCAGCCGCCTGGGCACGCTCTGTAGAAACACAAATGGACCACGGTACGTGGATCGATACCTCCGGTCAGCATCTCACGGCTATCAACGACATCATCGATCACTTGGTCGCTTACTACGGTCGGTTTGAATTAGCCTTTTCTCGCTCGAAGATGAGCAACTTAGATCAGATGTCTAAATGGTGGAAAGGCGTTTCGATCCATGATTTGACAGTTGATGACGTACTTGAGTTTGCTGCCTATCGACGTAAAACAGTAAAACCCAGCACGCTAAGAGAGCAGCTTTACTACTTAAAGCAAGCGGTTGATGTGTCGCGTGTGCAGGTGTCAGAGAAGACAATCGATCTTGCAATCAAAGAACTTGTTCGGTTGAGACAAATCTCTGAGTCTGCCCGCAGAGACCGTCGACCAGAAGATTGGGAGCTTGAAGCGCTGTACAAGGAAGCCGGTAACCATTGGATTGGGGTTGCTATTGATTTGGCGATCAATACAGCTATGCGTCAGGGAGAAATACACGCGCTTCGGTGGTCAGATGTAAAGTGGGACAAGGGCGTAATACATTTGAATCGTAAAGATAAGATGGTTGAAGGGGGCAAGTCTGCACAGCAAATTCCCATATTAGGGCGCGTGAGAGACGCGCTTCTACGTGCACATAATTCTTTTGGCGAGGGTGATGTGCTGTTTCATGTAAAGCACGCAGCCAGCATTTCCGACCGTTTTGCTCGAATGTGTAAGAAATTGGATATCGAGGATTTACGCTTCCACGACCTTCGCCATGAAGCAATATCGCGGCTGTTTGAAGATGGTTTTAAGATTGAAGAAGTGCGGCTTGTTTCTGGGCACCGCACATTTTCAGAACTAGCTCGTTACGTGAATCTTAAACCGGGCGATTTAGCTGGTCGTTGAAGTAGTTCGCAACTTCCTGTGTCGGAAAAAGATATTTCTTGCCACGGCGCACATGAGGTACGTCTAGTTGACCGCGATATATCTGCTGATACATCGACTGTTTCTTGATTCTTAATAGATCGGCTAACTCTTCGAGATCCATGAACGGGCCGTATTTCTCTAATAGGATGGATTCCAGCAAAACTTCTGTATCTCCTTATATTTGCGGGACTAATATATTTCACCTCCTGTATATGAATTTTTCATGACTCTGTTGTGGGTTAACCAGGTACGAAGATAATTGCCATAATCTTTTTCGTTTTAGCTTTTGGCGGCAAGACATCGTGGTGGTAGAAATTGGCTTGGTTTTCACCTTTTAGTTGTACGAGAAAATATGATGAATCCGGTGCTTCATCTAAGTTACACATATGTACCAAGCTGGTTTCGCCAGGTTTACAAAATTGCATACCTTTTTTAAAGCCTGGTAAAAAAAGCAATGTCTCTGGATCGACAATGCACGTAACCGATGATTTTATCTTTGTGTGGTAGTAAGTTTCGTCAATGGTTTTGTTGAAGTTTGCTGTTGAGTACGTGATTTTAATCGCCTGAGTGTTAGGTAAATGGGCAATAACTTTTGGGTCGATATCGAGGGGGTCTACGCCTAAGAAGTTGGCAAACTTAATGACTGCTGCGGGGCCTAGTTCAGTAATGCCGTTGAGGTAGTGAGAGATTGCGCCTTGTGTCCAGTCTAGTTCTTTTGCCGCTTTTACCTGCGTGAACTTCATTTCGGCTTTCTTTTGCTCCCATATTTTGCGGAGGTTATTTACCGCCGGGGGGAGTTCGGATGCTTTCTTCATTTGCTCGTCCTGAGTGTGTAATGTGGTAAATCCAGTCAGCTACCTGCTTTCGTGGAATACTTTGTTCTACATACTTAGATTTACATATATTAGCTGAAAAGTCATCTACTATTATTAGTGAAGATCTCGCGTTTCCTAATATCAATGCGACAGATGTTGAACATTTCATCCTGTTTAACCAGGCTAGTTGTAAACTAGTTAAGGAGTGTCGGATGACAGATTTGTCACGTTTTGGTAGCGTTTTTATATATTTGTATTCAACGAACAGCACGCCTGCGGGACCTGCATACATGGCGTCAGGTACCCCTCCCGTATATGTGTCGTGAATTTTCCACTTGTAGACATCGGGTGGCAGAGCGTTATGTATGCTTCGTATAAAGCTGTGCTCGTTCATAGAGTAAATGACCCGTTGTGACCAACGGTGGGTCAAGCCGTTTACCGAGCCGCACCGGAGTGCTTCTGGTCGCTCTCTCTTTCAGAGTTCAGTGATCCGTTTTGGCCTACGGTGGATCAGCCCGATAATCAGGACGTACGCACGCCCCGGCCTAAGGTAGCTATTGTGCGTGTTGCTCGTATAAACTTTCTGCGACTCTGTAATCTTCTTCTTGAGCCCAACCTACAAACTCAACGTCGAGATTCATAAACGCATTACCCATACGGTTTTCAACAGCTTGTGACTTGAGTTTCCAAAGACCAGCGAATCGATCACCACCTTTCATGCCAATCTGCGAATTCCAGTTACGTGAGATACGCAGTTTGGAAGATGCAAAGTCCATGATTGCTGGCGAAGCTTCGAGTTCACCCGTTTTTGGGTCTTTGATCAGCAGTAAATGCGAGTGGGTTTCTGTGATGTCGTAATCTTCGGGTTTGTCGGTTTCGTCGACAGCTGCTTGGGCTTCGGCATGGCTTGGGTAGTTACCCAAGAAACCGCCGCCAGCTTCACGCTTACGCCAAACTACAAACTCATTTTTAAAGGTGATTGAGAGGACATACATCTCTTCACCGTATATATTATTAGTCAGGGTATTAATAAAGTCCCCAGCTTCAGCGCCTTTTACATATCCAGGGCTGTGCTTGTCGACTTCATCTGACATTTTTTGAAGCAGTTTCACACGCGGTATTGCTAGGTGTGATCCTACGTTTTCGTTGCCACGACCAACTCCTTCTACTTTCTGAAGGTGTGCTGGCATTTTGTCTTCGGCTAATGCTAACGCTGTGCTACTCATAGTTCATGGTTCCTGTGTCATTAGTTAAGTTAAAGTTTTCTGAAGTTGACGCGTCTTACAGTGCGAGGCGATAAACCTGGGACTTGTTCACCCATTTTCAGCATCTCTTTGTAAGCAGTGGAGCTAACGCGTCGTTGAAGCAAACTGAAATCCTGGGTAGATGTGACATGCTGATATAGGGCATCCCAGTCATCTACGTTCGGCACAGTGTCTTCATTGATCGATACTGAAGCTGCGTCATTCGCAGTACGCGATACACCTTCTGCATCCATCTTCTTTAGCAGCAGTACGTCTATGTAGTCAGACTCTGCTCGCAATTCTTTTACGTGTTTATTCAATCGATCCATTTGATCTTTGAGTTCTGCACGTTCATTGATGAGCTGGTTAACGCTCATCGCTTCTTTTTCAATTACAGGTTCTTCAATCAATTCAGCTTCGCTCATGATGCTTGTCTCCGGTTGTCGTGTAGGTCTTTAAGGATTGTTAATAGCTCTTCCATTTTTCCAACTTTGCCTTCTAGCTTTTGATATACGTCTGGTTCCCACGTGTCTTTTGCTGCGATTTTGATGACTTCTGTTTTGTCAGTTTGCCCTGCGCGGTAGATACGTCTGTTGAACTGAACAAAGTGTTCGGAGTTGTAGGTAGGAGACGCCCAAATTATTGTTTTTGCTTTGGTCATTGTTAGACCGTGACCGGCAGACTGTGGGTGGCAAAACACCACCTGCAACTGACCCGCTTGCAATCGGTCGACGATTTCTTTTCGTCGTTTAGGATCTGTTGCACCATCAATGGTCGCGTGGTAGATGCCTAGTTTGTTGGCAAGTTCAGCCATGTGTTCACGTTCATGCCGCCAATTGAATGCGACAAGGGAGTGTTTGCGCTCAGCTACAAGTTGCATGACTAAGTCATACCTTTCTGAATGTATCCCTTGGGATACACCGTGTTCGTCGTATATAGCACCCGTACATAGCTGAAGCAGCTTTTTAACTTTTGCACCAGCGTGTATCGCGTTGATTGTTTTTGTGCCTGTGTAAAGCACATTGTCTTCTGACAACTGGTGGTATTGGTTCATGATTTTTTGAGGCAACGTTACATACATCGTATGGAACGATTGTTCAGGCATATCGATACAGTCCTCGAGGTTGTACCGAATGTTGATGTCACTGAGCGCTGCACCAACGATCTCTTGTGCGTCTGTTTTATCGACCCATTGATTAGCAAAGCCATTGAATCGCGATGTACATACATGGCTTCTGAATGAATAGAAGCGGTGCCCGAGCCGTTGTCCGTCGTCCACGATCAACGTTGGGTGCCAGATGTCGCAGATGGTATTGGAGTTAGGAGTACCAGACATTGCGATACGGCGATCGAAATGTTTTGCGATTTTTAGTGCTGCTTTGCTTCGTTGTGAATCTTTGTTTTTGTAAGCCGTAAATTCGTCGATAACCAATGTACTGAAGTCAGCTAGAAGGTGGCTGTTTTTAGCAAGCCACTTAACTGCATCATGGTTGGTGATTACGACTTTGGCATCACTCTCGAATGCTTTCTGACGGTTCTTGGCATATGCCACGGCATAGGTCAGTTGGGGTTGGAACTTTAAGATGTCGTCGCCCCAAGAACTTTCGAGGATGGACAATGGTGCAAGAACTAAGGTTCGTTGTTTTTGGTTAACGATAGCGTCAAGCACTGAACGTGTTTTTCCAGTGCCGGGATCGCTTGTGATTAAGCAGCGAGGGTTTTGATTTATAAAGTCAGTCGTGACTTTTTGATGTTCGAATGGTTCGTACATAGGCATCACTCATTGATGGTTAGAAATAATACTACAGCTAATATTAATGTTCAAGAAAAACAACTGGATGGTCGCTAGCCCAGCAGTAGCCGCAGCTTGTGCAGCTGTTTGTTTGTCCTGTTTGTTCGGGACAAACAATCCCATTACCCAAAAGACGGACGGTATCTTCTGTCTTAGAGGTATGCGCACTGAACTCTTGGTCCCAGTCATCTGAGAAACGAATACGGTATCGATCAGGGTAGATACGATTAATGTTACCGATGAAGGTGCCTAGCTGTGAGTCTGCCCTGTGATGGGTGTAGCCAAACACATGTAGGTTTTCGTATTGGTGTAACCATATTTGCCACTGAACTATGTAAAGTGCGTCATAGAAGTCTCCTAATACATGGAGTCTTACTACAAAACCTTCAGGGTGTTTTCTGTTGAGTTCTGCTATCTGCTCTTCTAACAGTTCTTTGAAGTCAGGATTAGTGTGATCAAACCGATGGGCAAATGGCATATTGTTACCGTAGCAGTTGTCCCATTGCTCACAGTCTGATGGACATGTGGCTCGTTCTTCTAGGGTAAGAGAGTACATAGTCATACCCTTCCACGTCTTAACGGTTATCTTGTCTCCGAGTTTTTTGTTTTGTTTGCCTCGTTTTAGCATGTTGCGGCTTGGGGGCTTCACGCCTTTGCGAAATTTTGTCCTCGGAGGATGAAGATTTACGGCTGGGATTTGGTTCTCGGCTGAGGATGTCATCCAGTATCTCCTGTCTGATTGAGGCTGCTGTTGCTTTGTCGCACTGAGTCATGATTTTGATTTCTGATTTCTTCAAGCGATGTGTGCTCCACATCACTGCTTCCTTTGGATCTGTGACGATTTTGTATTCGACTTCTGTGCCATTGCGTTTCAAGTACATGTGCATACATTCGATCCTTTAGGGTTTCACCCAACATGTTGAAAAGATCACTTTTGTTCCTGTTCACTGTTTTCGTCCTCTTTTGGTTCGTTTTTTTGGGCTTCTTCGTCTCGATACACTCGTTTGATAAAGGCAATGAATTCAAGAAAACCAACAACGTTGATAAAAAGTCTGAGCATTTTGTTTTCCTTTAGGCATAAAAAAGCCCCTATCTGCACCATCTGGATATATCCATCTCGGCAGATAGGGGTCTAAAAACACACGTTGCGAGGGGGAGGAATAACGTGTGCGGTGGTTAAATCATTCGACGCCCCAATGGCATTCAGGGTGTTCACCTTTACGGTAAGAACACCATCGGCAGCTGTCTTTACTAGGTGTTGGGTCAAACTCCGTAGCTGTAGTCATAATAATTGCGCGACGATGCCACCCCGGGGCAAACTGCATTGCTTGTTCTCGCGTATAGGTTTTTTTGGTTGTTTCACCTTTATCGAGATACCAGAACTCAACTTGCACATATTCAAGGTGTGGGTATCTGAAGAACGTGCCTATCGCATATAAAAGACCTTGTTGGCTGTGTGCTATTTCGTTGCCCCATTTTTTACCGGTCTTATAGTCGATTACACGGGCACTCTGTTCGTCTTCATGCACTAGTGCATCGAGTTTGATACGGGCCCATGTAGATTTTTCCATCCAACCGACTGGTTGCCACTCAAGATCAAAGCCCCATTCACCCTCTAGTTCTACTTTTGCATCGATAAACAAAGCGCGTAATTCTTCAAATTCGCTTTTGAATTTTTTGCATGAGTCTGGGAACTCACCTAGTACGCCACTGACGTAGTCTTCGGCTTCTTGGTGAATGACTGTGCCGCGTTCTGCAGCGGGGCCAGAAGGTTCTTGTATTTTTTTGACCTTCTGGATATATGACCTATAGGGACATTCTTCAAAAACTTTTAAGGCGGAGTATGACCAGGCACGTATTTCGCCCAACTCTGTTGGTATTTCAAGAGGTTTAACGCTATCTGGTCTCGTGTCCTGAGTAAGCTGAATCATCCTCAATCCATATGTAGTAGTATGTAGAAATAATACTATAGCTAATAATTAGACCGAAAGCAATTTTTGGTCACGTTCTGAAAAGTAACTGTCTGTAAGACGTTTTATTTCCACTTCATTTGTTTTCCATGTAATGATGATTCCAGTAACTGGATTAGTGTTGCGGCCTGATCCAACAGGTCGCTTACGTTCTGTCTCTATACCGTTTCTGCTCATACGTTTTGAAAACTCTCGTTGCGAAAGTCTTGGGTTTTGCTCTGTTTGTACATGAAACACAGTACGTAGATGTTCTTTTGGAACAATCAGGTATGGCTGTTTTGCTTGAGCAATCCAAGATTTGACGAGACGTTGTGCCGCTTCGATTTCGTTTGCATGCAATATCGTTGCTGTATTGATATCGAGAATATCGGTGAAGTAGCTAAGTCTGCCGTCTTTGATTGCTTGGCAGAACTCTTCAAATACTGACATTGAGACATTACGCATCTGCTCTTTTGCTAGGTTATTCACTGCTGTTTTTGCTAGATGTGAATCAACTTTGTATGTTTTGAGCATCCCAGCAAAGTGATACAACTCTTTTTCTAGCTGACCAGAGTCGAGCTGTTTAGCAATACCAGGAAACTTTTCTAACAGTTTTTCTTCCTGTTTAGGTGCGACGTTGTATCGACGATCTCCGGTCTCTATGTTTACTGCATCTACTCTGTTCGTCAGGAATAGATAGTTGGTATATGACTCAACTTCTACTTGATTAGATCGCATACCACGAATAGTAATGGTGGGTTCTGTAATTTGGTTTTTTAGTTTGTCCGCCATTTTACTTGCACTAGTAGAAGCTGATGCCATGTGAAACTCATCGACTACTAGGAACAATGCATCGCGCATGTACAGGTTAAATTGTTCTTCCATGCTTTGCAGAAACTTCATAGGTACATGGGGTGTACCAAAGAGCCCACGCAGGATGCGTGAATAAAAGATACCTTTACCTGTGCCCTGCGTACCGGTAAGCACCCAGGAGACACCGGTCTTCTTTCTTGTTTGGTAGATATAGGCCAACCAGTTTATAAACCGTTCGAATTCTTCTTCACCATTACCTAGGATATGATCAATAATGGTATAGATCAGTGGGCATTTGTCCTTGATTCGTTGTCCGTGGCCCATTTCTAACGGCGTATCAGGCGTCTCTGCGTTACGCACGTACGTGCTTCTTTGGTATGTGTTTACAAAGTAGGGCGCAGTATTGAGGTTTATGGCTTCATCTTCGGATGTTGGATCAAAAACAACGCGAGCATCCGGTATGAAGTCAGGCGGTAGTTTGCCGTGATTCAAATAGAAGTCTTCAATGTTCATCTTACTGATTGGCGTAAGCGGATATTCTTTACTGAACTGTTTGGTGTTTGGGTCATATACACCGTTGAAAAATGTGTCAGTTGAGTAATCTCGTAGTACGATCGGCATGCACGCTTTGCCGATTTCTTCCATACGTTCTTCGTATCGATCAAAGATAGATAAGAAGAATTCTTTGTCAGCTTTTTCAATTTCAAAGATTGGTTCGTCTTTGAAGTTGTACATGTATGTTGGCTTAGTCATGTTGAAATAGTAGGCGCCGGAGTCCCCACCATTGATGTTGCAACGTATGTACGGGAACGATGACTCATCAACAATTGTGATTGCCATTTTGTCTGGATTGACGAGCACCTCTTCTGCAATGTTGTCGATTGTTGTGACTCGTACTTTTGTCTGACGTTTACTGAACCCAGAGGCTTCACGAAGCCTGTCTTTGTGCTTCTGTGATTTTTCGTGACAGCGTTGTGGGCTGATGTTTGACATCAACCCAGCTAAATCGAAGGATGCTTGACCACGATCGACACGTACGATTCTGTCTTTATTGGTCTCAAAAGGGTTTGAGCGAACGTGACTGAAGGTTGGTGGTGCGATAAAAATAATTTTTGAGTTGTCTGCTACTGATGTGTCGAGTGGATACTTTAGAGATTGTCCATTGACTGAAAGCTCTAACTGTTCGCTAAAGACATCTGATTCAAAATTAACGTCTTGAAGCCACAGTTTTACTGACTTAGCTGGCATAGCGATAGATAGCAGCATAAATATGTGCATTGATACTTTGTCGCCTTTGAGACCTAAACTGGCCGACGCTTGTGCGATGTAGCTCACATCTCTTAACTCAATCGGTAGTTCTGCGATTATTTGATTAGCTAAAAATGTCACATCGGCTGATGTTAGCTTGTCGTTTGATGTAATAGGTTTGGGTAGTTTTACGCCGTCAATATCTAGTACCAATAGATTTGTGAGTTCAGTTCTATTGGTTTGACCAGCACGTGATTCGTCGATCACATCCCGTTTTAGGTTACCTTTGAGCATGCAGTGACCTTTTTCACCGTGCTCACGAATAAGCATTTCTAAACTCTCTAGACCTTGTTGGTCTACAGATAAGGTGTGTTTGTGTGAAGTTACTGACTTCACGTGGGGGTATGGTTTAAAACCGTCTTTTTTTGAGTAGTGTTTACTTAGAGAGAGGCCATTAGTAGCCTCGAGAAAAGTTACACGCATTAATGAAAGCTCCTCCTGAGCCCACACTTAGCTTGACTACCTGCAAGATGGGCAGCAGGGATAGTCGGTACGCAGCTAGTTGTTGGCTTTGTCAAATACCTCTTTCCGATCTATTTTTACTTTCTCGTCGGCATCAAAAGCGAGGCGTATTTGGTTTCTATCGATTTTTGAGACTTTGACTTCCAGCACTACGCCGTCGTTTTTATGCACAACGACTGATTCGTTTAGCTTTCTAGTCAGAACAAGCCTCGACATTTACTTACTGTACTCTCTTGCATATCCACCCTCGGCAGCCAACGGGAGTGATGGCGCCCAACTGGGTGAGTGACACATATCAGCGATTATCTCGTTCATTATAATACCTGGGGTATTATTATTACCAGTAATAATTATTTCGTCGTGCACGGTAAGCGCTACGTCGTACTTCTTATTGAGCCGTAGCATACTGTCAGTGATCACGATTCGAGCTAACGCTTGGATGACGTTTTCAGTGATTCGCCCTCCATATGTGTATTCTGTTTTGCCGCGCGACTCGTACGTGAGCGCATTACCTGTGTACTTCAGATTGTGGTACTTCAGTGCCATACCATTTGGTAATACCAATTTGCAGTCGCCAACTACTAGTGGCCCGTATTCGTTGCCAAAGTTGTCGCTATGCATTGTCTGTCGCAGCAAGTCTTCCAGCTTTGTCCACAGCAACTTAATACCACTATAAGTATGGCGATAAGTATTCACGATGCGTGTGGCTTCTTGTAGTGTGAAGTGCACGGGCGGGCCCATAGCACCAGCTGCAAGTGTGTCTCTAAACTTGTTGGCACCCATGCCATAACCAAGACCCAAGATTGCGGTCTTGCCAACGAATCGTTCTACTGGATCGTCGTTCTTGTTGATGGGTCGTTCATAGATTTTGCTAGCAAAATTAGAATAAATGTCATCGCCATCAGCAAACTGTTGTAGTAGTACTTCTTCACCCGCAAGCCATGCAAGCATGCGTGCTTCGATGTTTGATAAGTCAGCAACGTACAACAGCTGTCCCTCTGGGGCGATAATACACTTACGTAGTTCGCCACCTCGTGGAAGGTTTTGCATATTTAGTTTTTCTGTACCCCCAAACCGACCTGTGTGTGCGGCGTAGTACCGAAGTGGTACCGGGAGATAGTCGTTGTCACATGCAGCATCTACAAAACGTTGTGCTCTGGTTTCGTTGATACGACTTTTTACAGCCTGTCTTGCGTCCCAAATATGCTGAAATTGGGGGTACATGTCGCACATCTGTTTATACGCTTTGTCGTTTTTACCCAGAGCGGGAATGTCTTTGCCTGTAGTTGGACTGACTTTTGTTGGGGGTACTAAACCAATTTCACACAAATACTCACAAAACTGTTGATTAGAGCTAAGCACTTTGCGGTCGATTCCCGCTGCACAAATCATTTGTTCGTTTTTGTACGCTTCTGCGTCTCGGAACGCGGTGAGTCGTTTGCGGTCGATTTGTAGTTTTGGCTCACAGAACATGCGACATGTCAGGTCTATAAGATCCATTTCTGACTGAGGCATGCCATCCGTATGCATGTGTTGGTAAATCCAGTAAGTAAGATTTACGTCTTGTATGCAGTAGCCAGCAATGCATTGCTCAAGCTCAGGATCGAGGTCGTATATGCCTTTGGCGTCAGCGAGTTCGTCACCTTTACGCATATTCGCGTCATCGGGGAAACAACGTATAGCTACATCTTTGAGTCGGGCACTTTGCCCTGGGAAAAGACCACGACTCATTGCAGCAGTATCGACGTAATACTTTGGTATTACTTGGTAATACTGCGTCAGTATGTAGCCGTCGAATGGTGTGTTGTGACAAACAAGGGTTACTTCAGACCAATCTATTGATCGGATAGCGTCTTCAGCTTCGTCTTCGCCGTACCACTCAGCGTTATCATGATCTATCTTGATGCCGACGCCCCATACTTTGAAGCGTTCGTCTTTGACGTACTCCATTGTGGTCATTTTGGTTAGCGAAAATTTGGAGTCGTAGTAGGTCTCGAAATCAAGAGTCACTAGCGTCATTAGAAAGTTACCTCGTCAGCACCGTTACACTGGTGCTGGGCGTAAATCTCACCTTCGTAGTGTTGATATAGGCTTTTGAGTTCGTTGTAGATTTCAGGTTGCCGCGACTTCACCCACGTCGTCACATAAGTGTGAAATTCGGGGTGAATGTTTTCTTTTTCCAGCGTTTTTAACTGGGAGAAGTACTCGTTTGTATGCATTGGATCCTCCTCGATGAAAAATTTCTAGCACACGTGTGTCGGACCATCGTGGTCGTTTGTACTGGTCTTCGGTTATGACATGCATGTTGTCGTCTTCATCGACAACTAGATAAGCAGTCTTCTTTAGTTGGTTTTGAATGAAGTCGCCTTCTTCGACAGCTGCTTCGAAGTCAGTAAAGACTGTGTTCATTTTTTCGGCTCTGTTGGGTAGGCGAGTTCAGATTCTTTAAGCCGTTCGCAGTACCAAATTGCTTTTTCAAGGTCTTGTAAGGGCTTACCTTTGTATGACATGCGCCATATGTACTTGATCGCATTGCCTTTGCAGTAACCCTTGAAGGCTTCTGGCGTCATTGATTCTTGAATTGCTTCTATGCATTCAATGTTCCCAAAGTTGTAATGCGGGGGTGCATCAACGAGATCTCGGTTGTATTGATCGGATTCTTTTTGCTGGTACCTAAATTTTTGAGTGGTTGAATTCCACTCGGCAGGTGAACAATCGTCAATTGATTTAGTCATATCATTGTACTCTCCTAGTAAAATGGAAAAAATAATATCAAAGCTAATATAATAGCACAAGTATTAAATGGTAATGCGTACGGTATCGCCCCAGGGAGCGGTGTCTTTGGTTGTGGCAACCCAAAGAACGGGGTAATTGGGTTCTTCTCCGAAGTCAGTAGCTTCAAGGTCAGTGAGATACACAGCTGCATCAACATCTGGTGCGTGTTCGTTGAGCCAATCAAATGCGGGAGAGAAGCGTGTGCCACCGCCGCCATGCATGGTGTCTATTGGGAACTTATCGTACCGATCAATTTCATTGCTATATGCGACTTCGCAATCTACATGAAGGATGGTGACTTTTTCAGGGCTTAGATCTGCATGGATTGCGGCCATCTCGGACATGAACTGTTGGTAATAGTCTTCACAAGATCCACTTGAATCGACGATAACAGCGATGTGACCAGCTGCTTCGTTATGCATAGAGGGAAGATATTCATCCTCACTGATATACGCACGGTTTGGCTTACGCCATGTGTAATCGTCATTGGCAAGTGACTGACAGAATGGCCAAAGAACAGAGCGCCAATCGACAATTGGATCGATAATGTCTCCAATAAACTGCTCGATGTTACCTGGCAACTTACCCGCTGCTTTTGCAACTTGAGCAGCTTCGTTGACAGCAACTTGCCAGTCAGCCTCCATTGCAGCGTTACTACCTGCTTCAATTTGACCAACACCAGCGTCGAGAACTTGGCCCCAAGGGCATGGTTTAGTCTGCTCCTCAGGTAGCTTGTTGTAGATTGCATCGGCAGACATGTCGTTGTATTGCTTATCAAGAAGACCGCCATCGGGTAGCACAAACCCACAATCTATAAGGTGCGGATTGATTGCGTAATCGGTAGCAATGTTCCAGCGGTCATGGTCTCGTTCTTGCCTACGCGTCATGTGGTTCCACACACAATGCATGACTTCATGTGCAATGAGACCTTTGCGCGTTGCCGGTGTTAGCGACTCAATGAATTTGGGGTTGTACAGAAGTCGGGTGCCATCCGTGGCAGCCGTTTTGGTGTCTTCTGTCGCAACCAGTTTAAGGCGCAAAGCTAACGTACCGAAGAATGGTTGATCCATTAGCAGTTGGGCACGGGCTTTGAGCATGTCGCTTTCAGCAGACATATCAGCCTCCTAACATTTTGGCAGCGAGTACAGTTTGGTTAGCAGCAGTGGGGTCAAAACTAATGTCTTGTTTGATCTGCTGTGCGCGTTCTTTCCTGCTTACTTTGGTGTGCATCGCTTGAATCTTTTCAGATGGTATTAAAGATTCAGCACCAGGCCATACTTCAAGAAGTTGCTTGAGCGTGGTTACTTTCTCAAGAAGCTCTTTGATATCGGCTCGATACTTACGAGCGTCTTCTTTGTATTGCTCAATTGCTGCTCGTAAAGATTCGTGATGCTCTTTAAGAGTTGCTTGGAACTTAAGGTCTAAGGTATCGATATCGAATCTGATGGTGTCCCAATCGTATCGACTGTTGCGATGCGAAAATGTTGGTAGCGACCATTTTGTAGGCCACTCTAGCGTCAGGTCGTAACCGTTTTCATCAGGTGAAAGTACGATTTTATGTACGTCAACTTCTTTAGGGCAATCAGCTGATAGCCGTTTGTTGTCATACATACCGGCTTCTTTAGCTTGGTCAACCCAAGATTGAAGAAGGCGTTGTGGCTTAGATTCTAGGATTGCTTGTTTGGCATAATCTAAAAAAGCACGAAGTGGTTTAGGGGCTATGTGAGCTGCATCATATGCTTTCTCAGCGTTAGCCATTATGTCGTAACGTAGTTGTCTGGTCATTCTTACTGAGGCCATGTTGGTTCTCCTATATAAGTACGTCGGCGTTGTCTTGAGTCCATTTGGTGAAGTGCTCGGTTTGCATGAGCGATCGATCCCTCGCGAGGCAGTCACGAACGACGATGACTTGATACTCAGGTGGCATGCGTCGTGTGTATTTCATGATTGCTTCGAAGTTGGTTGCATCAGCGCGCGTGCTGAGTGCGCCACATACGGCGTAAAGCACCGATGTTGCTTCAGGTACTTTGGTCGTTGTGGGTTTGGCTAGTACATCATCGATGTTAGGAACATCTTGGTAGATAGCTTTGAACGCTAGATACTCACCAGCTGGTCCGTCACCAACGAGTGATGAAACGCCATAAAACTCATCTTTCATAAACGGCAAGCTACGACTGACGTAGTCCCATGCACGCGGTGTTGGGAATGCGTTTTGCGTTGCGTCAGCTGCACTGAGCAGGTTTGGTCGATAACGTAAGAAGCTCACGATCGACGCATCGATGTCGTTGTTCACGGCCCACGCTACCCAGTCATCGATGTTTGCTTCGAGAGTGAAGTGTGCGAAACGATTCTTTACGGGCGTTGGCATCTCATGTACAGCGGCACGATCAGATGCACGGTTACCAGCTGCAATGAAGATGGTGTTTTTAGGGCATTCGTATGTACCAATCTTACCGGTCGTCAGTAGCTGCAATAATGAGTTCTGCGTTGCTTTGGGTGCAGTACTTAACTCATCGATGAAGATAACGACGGTGCCTTGGTAATTACTGTCGGGATAATCTTCGGGCACGCCGTACCTGGTGCGGTATGTGCCGTCTTCTTGTTCAACAACTTTTAAGCCGCCGCGAACGTCAACGGGGTCAAATAAGTTGGCACGTATCTCAAAGAGCTTAGCGTTCAGCTCTTGAGCCACGGCATAAACAAGCTCGGACTTACCTTCACCCGGGCCGCCCCAGATCATACAAGGTATGCCAGCTAGTGCTTTGGCTTTGATCTCATCAACGAGATCACTTGGTCTAATGGTTCTCATGGATATTTGCTCCTAATACAAAGGTTAAATTTAGGTCGACAGCCATCTCGAGGATGAACTCCCAAACTTCTTCAGGGCTGTATTGTTCAAAGGGTTGCCAAGTGTTTTGGCTGACGAGCAACATAAGTTGCTGTTTAGATAGTGCAGTCCAGTCAGGGGGGAGGGTGGTGGACAGATACCATCCGGCGGCGTAAGCGATTAAGTCATCTTTGTTCCATTTCTTCCTCTCCATTTTTATCTCCTTCATGAGATGTGATGAATGGATCGAGCGGGCCTTTAGGTCGCTCGGGTTGGTCTTCTTTCCAGCGGTCGTACGCTTCATCCGGGTCTTCTTCACGCATTGGTGCATACACACCTTTGCCTTCGCAGTAGTCGGAATAGTCGTAATACGGGTCGTCGGTCACGCGACATGGTTCACGGTTCATGATTCG